ACCATCGGCTCGGTCGTCTTGTAGCCACCCTTGATGAACACCGCGTCCGCGATGATGGGCGGCTCGTTGCCCCACTGATACGCGATGGGTAGCGCTAGGTAGTCCTCCCCGCCGAACGCCACATCACAGAACGCGAAGATGTCGTCGGGCGGGTGTTCTTTGAGGTCGGGAATCTCATAGACGAAAGTGAGGTCATCGGACGGGAACAGCAGACCCGCGCGCTCGATGGGTTGCTGCTGGTAGACACATTGCCATGTGACTTCATCTTCGAGACGCTTTAGTTCTTGGTAGTACGCCGTGCTGAATCCCACACCGTAGGGGTAGTCGAAGTTCGACTCACCCGTATCGGGGTCGAGCGCGGGGATACGAATGACTTTGCAGCGCGGGTCGTCCTCGTGCATACGTTCGACCCACCCAAGCGGGTCGTGGATAGACCAGCGGGTGCCGATGTGGAGTTCCTTGCACCCTTCCTTCTTGCGCGAGTACACGTTCGTGACCATCTTGTCACGCAACATCTGGAGCCGCCCGAGGCTCATGGCCTCCTCGATGTCACGCACCAAGTCGTCGCAGTAGAGCAGTTGCCGAGCCTCTGTGGCACCCGTGAGTGAGCCGTCGATGGCGCGGCAGGTGATGGTCTTGTACTTGCGCGTGCCGGACTTCCCATCGTCTCGGAAGTCGAGTGTCAGGTCTTTGGCTGAAGTGTCCACGAGAGCGAGTTGAGGGAAGATGGCGTGGTAGTTGTACATCGGGTCGTCGTATACTTCGGTCAAGCCATCATGGAACATCTTGGTGATTTTCTCAGCGTACCCCGTCATCAGGATGGGTTCGTCGGGGTTGCGACCAGCGAGCCACGAGTTGAAGAACAGGCCGGTGGTTGTATTGTGCGTGATGATGTAGTCGTCGGTGATGTAGAGATGACTGGGGTCATCTACCACAATACACTGGCAATCGGCGCGACGAACCAACTCGACCGATGTGATGAATCGTTTGAGTACGGAACGCTTTGGGTTACGCACTTTTCGACCGAGGAAAAACGGATTCTCAGCGCTTGAGTCGAACTGGATATTGACCCGGTATGCTCGACTACAATAGTGACGATGCCCGTCTTTGACGTAATGCCCAATCTTGGACGCTACGCTTGCATATCCCCCGAGGGAGTGAACCAACTCGATTACATCATCTCGGAGTTTGGGTGAGACGGTTACATATTCAATCCCCCCGTGGCCCGCATATCCGTCGGTATCCAACAGTCCTCGGAGAAGTTCCCACCGCTGTTCGATGGACGCATACAAGTAGTCACGGGGAATGAACTTGGTCTTGCTGCCACACCCAATCAGGCCATATTCGTACAGCGCGTTTTGAGTACCCGACCGCACCATAAACCCGCGTGACGTGCGAGTTATCATGTCGCGCTTGATAATCCGATATGTGTACTTGTGGGGAGTGGCGAGCGTGTCGGTGGGGGGCAGCAGGTCTGAAAATCGCGCTAGGAGTTCTGCATCGGCGTTGACGATACAGCAGTTTCCGTTCGTCAAACTCCCGTCGCCAAGTAGCGCGCCCATCACATAAGGATGCAGGTGCAACTCTCGTTCAGTGAACGGGATTGGGTCAATGTAGTCGATGGAGTAGTTGAACCGCTTACCGTTTTCCACTTTGAGATTGTGAAGCATGTCCTTCAGCGGCATGACTCGATGAACCCGGTTCTTTCGGTCGTCACGAGTCTGTACTTTCCAGAGGTGGTCGGCACAACACTCTGTAGCCGCCCCGTCCTTGAATGTGACGCGGTAGACATCCTTTTCTCCTTGGGGGAAGATGTCGGTCACTCGTGTGACGTTGCCGGTACCGCTCATCACTTCGGTACCTACTCGAAGTTCTCCCATCGTGGTGAATCCCGTTGGGGTGAGCACTTTGGCGGTGAGTGGCTGCGCCTTGCCCGCCCGAGGTGGCGTCGAGAGCATCACGATGTCGTAGAGGTCGTTGACCATCATATCGGTGAGCGCGTCCACGACGGGACGCAACACCTTCATTCTAGGTTGGTAGAACCGCGTTTTGGCGGGCCGCTTCCACTCAAGCGCGATGAGATAGTCGTGGAAGTTGTTGGGAGCGCGGGTGATGTACGCCCGCTCCAGCGCGTCGTAGACCTGATGGTCCGTCGCGCAGGTCAGGCCGAGAGCGATGACCTCAGCCGCGATGGCGTCGGCGGGCTGCTTGTCTTTGGCGAGCGAATACCGTAGCGCGTCGCCCGCGAGCACCCGTTCGACGACGGGGCGGGCGGTGTCGCGGAATACTATCTCTAGACCAGCCCGCTCGTCAGTTGGGTTCATGCTACTCGTTCGCTCGCAGATAAGATATGGCGGCGGTCAATATTCGGGGGTCATCTCGAAGATGTCCGATACCTAAGTTGCATCCACCACACAGCAACCCACGAACTCGGTTGGTTGTATGGCAGTGGTCTACCTGCGGTGCGGTGGTCTCGAACGCAGCACCACAGATGGCACAGCAGCCACCTTGCTTATCGAGGAGCGCTTCGTATTGGGACCGGGTGATGCCATAAGAATCTTTTCGCCGCCATATGGCAATCTTCTCGCGGTTATTAGCTCGCCACTTTTGCTGACGTGCGTTGTAACACACCTTACAACACGACTTCAATCCATCGCGGCCAGCGGCATCTCGATAGAAGTCAGCCAGCGGCTTCTCGGTCTGACAGTTGGTACATCTCTTATTCATGCCGCAAGTATAGCAGAAAATTGGGATAAATGCAACGAATCCCCCACATTTCTGAGGGATTCGTTGCGTTCTGGTGAGTAGACGGTTACGACACGCTTGTCTCCGTCGAGACTTCAGCGCTAGTGTCCTCGTAGCCCGCGTGACGCGCCAGCAGCGTCCAGACGCTTCCTACAGGCAGTTCGTAGGAGTAGTCGCCATCGGCGTCAGCGTCGAACACGTACTCGGCGTCCTCGCCGTGGTAGACGGTCACGCGACCGTAAGGCATGACGCGTCCGAGTGCCACACCGTCGGTGTCGAGAGTCGCGGGGGTGATGGTGACGCCCGCAGCGAGTGTCGCTGACCCATAGGTACCTGTACCGTGATTCGTGGTGATGAGTGTGTTGGTGACTGCGGCGATAGCCGCACGCTCACCCGTCGAGAGCACCGTCGGATTGACGGTGACGCTCGGTGCGGAGACCGTCCCGCCGAATGTGACGGTGCCGTCGAATGTCGGAGCAGGAATCGCGGAGATTGCTTCGGTTACGGGTGTCATGTCCACCGACGCATCGACTGTGCCGTCGAATGTGACAGTACCCGAGAACGTCGGTGCCTGTATCGCCGCTACGTCAGCCTTCATCGCCAGCACAGTCGATGCCTCGATGACGCCGAGTGTCGGAATGCCTGCGACCTCCAGCGCGTCCACTACATCGGAGGCGATGGCGGCGGTATCGACTGTCGCGTCAGCGTTCACGGAGCCGTCTACGTTCGTGACGAGTTTGTTGGCAGGAGTGACAAGGATGAGCGCAGCGACATCGGCGGGGTCTGCGGCAGCAGTCACAGGCGAGAGCGCGAGTATTTCCGTCTTGGTGGCGAGCCCACTGATGTCAGGTGCCGCGTCCACATGTGCTAGGTCAGCGATGGCGCTTGCGAGTTCCGAGTTCGTCGGCAGGTCCGCGATGGACGGCGCGGCGGAGACCATATCGGTGTTCGTGGTGGTAGTGTCAACCAGCGTGACGTGTGCCACCACGTCGAGCGCGGGGTCGAAGGTGGAGAGTCCGCCCACACTTGCCATATCGGTGTTGGTCGTGGTAGTGTCCACGAGGGTAACGTGGGCAACGACATCGGTCGCGTGGTCGAAATCGTTGAGCGCACCTATCGCGCCAAGAGTGTCGTCCTTGGCATGGTCGTATGCGATTGACAACGTGGCACCCGTGACAGCCGGGATGGATGCAACAGCGGCGATGGTCCGAGTCTCTACCTCGTCAGCGATGACATCGGGCGTCGGGGCGGCAGCAGGTAGGTCGCTCTTGAGCGGCAGTCCGCTAGCCGTGCCGGGCGTCGCGTCGGGGATGCGCGTGAGTAGTTCGGTCGTGCCGCTCGTATCCCCTCCCGCGTAGGTGGAGCGCGTCGTGATGGCCGCGTCGATGCGCCCAAGTTCCGTAGCGAGGTTCGTGCGGACGGCAGACGCGACTGCGGTGGCGGACACGTCCCCGGCAGACCAATCGCCCGACACCTTGTCGGCGATAGCCTGCAACAGCGCCGAGGAGTCGCCCTCGTTGAGCAACGCGGCCTCTATCTCGGCTGTGGTCGGCGGTGCTGTGGTGAGTGCGTAGCCGGACTTGCTCGCGGCTGCGACCACTACACCGTCGGTGCCCGTGTCGGCGAGGACGCTATCCACGTTC